ACAAGAGGAATTACAATGAGTTAGAAAAATATATTAAAAATAGACACTGAAGAAGAAAGAAAATTAAGTGAAAAATATGCACCTAAAGATATGGAAGAAGCAAGAACCAATAAAAATAAAAAAATGGCTCTTAAAATAATGGAAGATTTACGAAACAATAAATTCGTATTACCAAATCTTAGCAATCTTGAAAGGACTTTGGGAAAAATGCCGAATGCCCCAAGAATAACACAAGGTAAAGAAGTCGGGCCATACAAACACACTTCTGTTATTCTTCAAGAGGTTCAAGATTATTTAGATTCTTTAGGCCCACCAACCGGAAATCCGCTAAGGCATGACCCTATAAGAGATAAATGGACTGAAGGCCGCCTACGCTCGGAGGAATTACAATGAGTTGGAAAGATATTATTAAAGCACCATATGATGCACCTAGAAGAAGTAAGGCATTCACGGCAAGAAGGAAGGCCGAAGAAGAAATAAGTGCAACAAAACCTAAAGAGGATTTATCCACTGACATTTCTGCTTTTGCTTCTAAGATTATTGACCCTCAAATGGAAAGATACGGTAGGGCTTTTGTGAATATAACAAAAAATAAAGATTGGCAAGAATTTTCTGAATTATTAGATAAATATGATAAGGATAAACTAGAAAATGAACTCGGTAAATTATACAATACCAAAGTGTTCATTACCCATAGGCCGTCTAAAGGCGACCCTAGAGATGAAGACTATGTTATTGATATTGGAGTAAATCACGAAGCAAGGTAAGAGGGATTGAAATGAGTTGGGAAAAGATAATTAAAAGAAACTGCGGCTGCGGAAAAGATGTTTGTGAAACATATGGCGAAGTCAAGAAAGGAAAGGGAGAAAGACATTTTTATATTGAAAATGGAAAGCCTGTTCAATGGACTGGTGAAACGCATAAACACCCTGATGGCACTTTAATGACTGGAAAAGAACATGAAGAAGGAGTAAGTAAAGAGTTATTTCATCTTTATGATTTAGATAAAAAATATTTAAAACATCTAAGTAAGGAAACAACTACACTGAAAGGTGAAAAAATTCTAGAAGAAGATGACCCATTTGAAAAACTGGTAGGTAATCAAGATAGAATAGACGCTGATGCTGACGGTAAAATTACAGGTAATGATTTCAAGATTCTAGGAAGAAGGGCTAAACTAAAGAAAGGACACGACCTGTTAAAAAGAGGAAAAAGTTTTACTAGGCGGAAAAAAATTGCTGAACATAATAAGCCTATTCAAAAACTAATACGGGAATTAGAAGAAGAATATGAAGATGCTCATAGTAGTTTAATTTCTATGACTACTTCTAAAACAACACAGGCAATTGGTTATGAAAGGCAGATGGCAAAAGTAAAGGAATTAGAAAGAGTGTGTACTAAAATTAAAGCCCGCATCAAAGAACAGCAGAAACGATTAAAGGTGTTGGCTAATGAAAATAAAAGCAAGGGGAGAGGATTCACAGCATGACATTATGTAAGATTAAATGGTGTTACGCAGATACCTGCCAATACAATAAGTCGCTTAAGTGTACTTTACCTCAAGTAAACCTAAGCCCAGAGGCTAAGTGTGAATCGTATAAAAAAGATGTTATTAGAGAAACTTTAGCCGCAGGTGATTGAATGAAAAAATTTCCTGATAGTCTAATTGAATTATTTGCTATGTTGGCTGACGATAAGCAAGCCAAAGTATTGTTTAATATTAAAAGTACTAATAGAAAAATTACTAATCCTGTATTCGATGGCATGGTAAATCACTTCAGGGCAAATGAAATTAGTCAAGATTCAGTTAGACAATATCTTAGGGATAATGATATTCTTGCAACTCTAATACCTAATTCTTTAGGTAAAGCCGAAAGACTACAATTACGAAGTAATATGGCTAACAATTTAGAAACTCTTATTCAGAATTTAGGTAAAAGACAATCCCGTGACCAAACTCAACGCTTACTTGATACTATCTTAGCAGATAATGATAAATCTAAAGCAGGTATTGTGGCTTTGAATGTGTTTATTAAAGATGCTAGCGATAATAAAATTAATTTAATAACCAAGAGATACCTAACTCCTGAAATAAGACTAAAATTAATAGGAATTGTTGAAAAATACGCCTCCAAAAAGAAAAATTTTACTCCAAGTGACTTCGATAAAGACACAATAATTAACTTAAATAACAATTTGATAGTAATTCGTTCAGTAGCACAAGACATTGACGCAAAGGAACTCAATGACGAAGCCAAAAAGAACGGTTGGGCTGTTGAATCGTCAGGTAATGGCGTTATTTTAAGAAAAATATTCAAAATGGGCGTTAAAACCACAGAAAAGTCACTAAAAAAGTTAATTCAAGATGATTTACCTTCAGTTGAATCTGCTAATGATGGACAAAACACTCAAATTACTCAAAAACCATCTAATTTACGCAGATTATTGTATGGAAAGGAAGCGACTTTCAAAACAATAGGTGGTTTTTCTCAAATTGCGGCTAAAACGCAAGTTATACTAGAAGACTTCGGTACTGTTGATAAAGAAATCATAGAAAGTTGGTTTAAATTAGTGACAGAAGGTGTAGGTGCGGGATTAAGTTCAGATGCGGAGTTTATGAAGGCAATTACTAACTTTAAAGTCAATGGTTCTTCTATGTATGGTAAGTTTTTAAGTGGTAAAACTCAAACGAAGAACCATAAGACATCTTTTTATGTTAGAGAGTTGTTGGAACAGCCTCTTAGTCAAAACTTATTCGATGAAGTTATGAAAAACATCAAAGGTAGTCTTAGAGTGTCTAGGCAGAATTGGATAGCATGGAAAAAGACTTCTTTAGATACTAAAAAAGAAAAGGATGCTTTTGAGATTGATGCTAGAAAGCCATTAACTGATGAATCTAGACAGGCTTTTGAAGAAGCCTATATTAAAGCAACTACAAATTCAATACAAGCGATTATGTTAGAATATCTCATAACAGAGGAAGGATTAAAAATAAGTAATGATGACTATTACATATTAAATGTAAATGAGAAAAGAGAATCTCAAATAGCGTTAATAGAGGATTCAAAAGTTATGAAAAAGGTTTCTGACCTCCGTACTAACATATTGGAAGACCCAAATAATGTAATATTTTACAAGGATTGGTTGAAAGAGAATGACTATGCTGAAGATTTAACTTTATTTAGAGAGAGAAGGATGGCATCTCAATTACCTAAGAAAAAAACTGAAGAAAAGACTGAAGAAGAGACTGAAGAAGAGACTGAAGAAGAGACTGAGGAAATAGATTTTACTTATTTAGATACCGAGTCCGAATTGGTTAGGGTCATATATTCTGTAATACATAATGCGCCAACCAAAGTCACAGAAGATAAAAACGGCGAGAAAGTCGAGAGGCCGATAGATGGTATTTTCAGAAAATATTTAGGCAACAGGTCAAAGTTAGCAAAGTATGTAAAATCTAATAAAAAGGACATAAAAGAAGGTCTAGTAGTATTCTATCATATCTGTAACTCTATGGGTACTTCTTTGGTTACAGAAGCACAGGCAATAGACAAGCATACATCAAAAGGCTTATCTGCGGAAAACGAGTCGCTGCTGGCAGCAGTAAAGAAATTTGCCGCTAAAATGGAAAGTAGTCTTAAAGTATTTAAAAATAAGTTTAAAAAAGAATTAGGTACAAGGCTGAAAGATATAGCAGATAACCCAAAAAAGTACCCTGCTGTTTATGATAAAAGACCTTACATAAGTAAACTAATTAAGTATTCACTGCTAAAGAGGCGACCACAATGACTAAACTATTAAATAAGTATTTGCCTAATAATGCTAAAGAAATACTAAATTCGTCTGAAAGAGAATTTAGAAGGGTTGTTCGTGGAAGCAGTGAAAGTGATAAAAAGAAAGCAATTACTTCAATAGAGGATTCTATTAGAGAAAGCATAATGAAATACAGAAAGGCTCTTAGAACTAATATAGGAACTAAGACTAGACAGGCTACTAGTAAGGAAGTTAGGGGAGTTATTTTACAAATCATACAAGAAGTAAATGAACATTTAATGGCTTTAAAAACTGAGAAAAAAATGCCTTCTAGTAAAGATATAGGAGTACAAGAAAATATAATAAATTATATTAGAGATATGTTAGAAGATACTAAGCATGTAAGATATAGCGGTGCTAAGTTAAAGGTCGAGGATATTATGTCTAATTCCTTTTCATCTGACCAAATAACTATTACTAAAAAGATTAATGTTTCTGAAACAGAATCAGATATTAAAATGCTTTTTAATATGAAAGAATATCCCATTCCTAATCATATTAAAAAGAATTTAAGGGCTTTTACTGAAAGACTTGGAGAATTGTCTAAAGCAAAGACTACTAGATTCAAAATACATAGACATGAATCCCATTTGAAAAAGATTTTTGGTAGCGATACTCAAAGGGCTAGAGATGCTAAAGATAGAAAGGCCACATATAAGTTTTGGAAAGGTATTGCTGCTCATGAAGATGATTTAGAAACTGAATTAGATAAATTAGTTGTGTTATTAGAAAAAGGTAATCCAAGCGATGCAAAGACAGATAAAGATGTATCGGCGTTTCTAAAGTTTATGAGTAGTGACCCTGATTTAAAATATGTATATCCATTCCCTAAAAAGACATTAGGCTTTGCTGATATAAATGCAAGGTCGTATCAATTCCTACTTAATTTCCTTAAACTGTTTAATTATGATGTTAACTTTAGAGGAAATAAAGTTAGTTATGCAGGTAAAGGAGGTTCCGATGCACCTAGCGATGATGATGATACTTCGGATTCAGAAGTAACAGGCGGTACAGGTCAAGAAGAAGTAGTATCAGACGAAGAACCTCAAGGCGGGGAAGATTCTGATGAATTAGATGTCCAAACAGAACAGAATATAGCCGCAGACGCTCAAAGAGCAGATAGAGCGAATCAATTGACCGTAGGTGAAAATGCAGCAAGAGATGTATTTAGTAATCCTGAAGTTTCAGAATTAAAGAAAGATATGGAAAAAGAAGACTATGACCCACTAGGAATACTAGTGGTAAAGGATGACTTAAAAGGTCTAATGCCTCTATATGGGGAAATAGATGAAATTAGAGACTATTTAGAAGAAAAAAGAACCTTGCTAGACATAGATGAAGATGATGAAGAGGCTCTCTTTGAGACATTTATGGATGATTTAGAGAGAATACATTCTTTGGCAGACAGTCTAAAAGAGTTCCATTTACCTATATTTGCGGCGGAAAACCCTGTAATTAGGGCAGAATATCCAGAATTGAAGGCTAAAGCGGGGTCAACAGGAGCAGACATTGATAGATTTTTAGAATTGTTTGCTAATTTAATCCAAGATGAAAAGGCAACTATGGCTAATGTAACTGCTCTTGATATGCTAGGTGCAGGTACAAAAACTAAAGACGATATTCCAGAAACTAAAAAAAGATATTTCAAATATGTTACAGGAGTTGCCGCAAGAAAAGGTTCTCCTAGACAATCCTTCAAAGCAGCAAATTCAGCAAACTCTAAGATTAATGCGGCTATTAATAAAGTAGTTAAAGAAATGGCACAGGTATTTATTACTCCGCAGATGACTCATTTAGATGCGGGAATATCTCTCCCCTTTAAGAATAACTTTGCTCTAAGATTGATTTCCTCAACTAAAAAATTAGATAAGAAGTTTGAGATTTATCAAGCCATAAATGAGAAGTTTATGAGTACAGGAGAGGCATTCATAGATGAAGAAGCCGTGGTTAAATTAAGGTCATTTACTAGTATGTTGGCTAAAGGTGATGCAGTTCAGAATTTTGAGAATATCAAATCAGCAGGTGCTAAGTTTGCACAGGCGTTGTATGACATCGCTAAATATACTGAAGATAAAACACGGACTAAATTAAATGACAATATAAAGGAAAGTATTCAAAAAGATGTGGCGGCAATACTGGGTTCTATTAGAAGCATTTCTAATGTTAGAAGAGATGAATATTTCATGAATAATTCATGGGGTAACAAGATAGGAATACTAGACGAATATAAGCAAAGTAAGAAGGATGGAATAGAAGATATTTCAGTACTCAGAGTAATTCTAGATTTGTTGGAAAGTAAACACGGTGAAAGTGCAATACCTGATAAGAACGAAAGACAGAAATTACTAGATGATTTGAGAGAGATTAAGAAAAGTGAAGTTAGTGAAAAAATACTAAGTGTTCACGATTCTATTCGACTACTAAAACAAAAGCCGGTATTTTATGGTAAAAAGAAAATCAATAACTTTGACCATATAGGTGACATGATAACTAAGATGGAAAGAGAATACAATTTAGATATTAGCGCAAGTGAGATAACAGGTGTCGTTAATGAATTGGATTCTTTTGATAGTATTAGTAAATCCTACGGTATTAGTACAGAACATGTTTATGTGATTAAAGCAAACTTTAGGTGATAACATGGGTTGGTTTGAAATACTAAAAAGAACAGAAATTGTTCCCGAAGAATCTCTTCAGGACTTAGAAGAGTTTGTTTTAGCAGAAGAGAAAGGCTATCCTTCTGTATTGCACCCTCTAAAAATAGTTGCTGAGTTTGATGATGATACAGATAAACTAAAAGGATATACTTCATTTAGAGACTTTGGTAAATTCTTTTTTGTAGGTAATAGTTATGTTTTTGATAGAGAAGGTGGAACATTTAGAAAGGTACTGGCTGCTAGGAAAAAGGCTTTGGGTGATAGTAAGCCTAAAATTACTTTACTTAATCCAATAGAGGGTACTGATTTATCTAGACTAACTGCTATGGTTGAAAAAAGAGGTGGCGTTAAGATAGAAGAATATTCACAAGTGGATGATGTTATGGATGAATCTATGTATAACGAATTTAAGAAATTACCTATGTTTAGATACCCGCCATTAAAAGAAGGTGAAGAAGAATGAATTGGTTTGATGTATTAAAATTAAAAGACGATGATGGAAACTTGTTAATTGTTGAAGATGTTGACGAGTTTGTAAGATACCTTAGAGAATCTTTAAGGGCAGTAGCCGCACCTTTCTATGGTACTATTACACAACCAAAGAGCGAAGGGAATCCTAGAAAATCGAACATAGTTGTAAAGGAAACATGGGTCGATGATAATACCTTAAAGGTAGTAGCCAGCGTAAGAAATCCTAATACGACACAAAGAGAATACTTTGAAATTATTCTCCGAGAAAATGAAGAAGGAGACTTTTACTTTGATAAGGTTGAAGGGGCGGGAGTGTTCCTATTCCGTAACACTAATGTCAGTAATTCGGGTAAATTAATACAAGAAATACAGCAAGCGGTTAAGAGATATTTACAAAGTAGTTGATTGCATGGAAATAGAACCTTTTAATTTTGAACATAATATGGATATGGAGTTATCTAAAAACTCCTTTCCATATTTTTTCCAGAATGTATTAGGGTTTGATTTTCCATCTTATATTAGTGAATGGCATGACTTAATGAATGAAACTCAAAGGACTGTTATTATTTGTAGTCGTGACCACGGTAAGTCTGTATTTATGCACAGTTGGGTTGTATGGAAATTAATCTTTGAAGAACCCCCATACCAAATGCTATACATATCTTCTAACCAAAAACAGACTCTTGTTCACATGAGAGACATTGATAAAATGTTTACTCATCCTATGCTTAAAAAATTCAAACCTGCTAGGGGTTGGGCTATCGGTAACATTACATTAACTAACGGTAATCAAATCTTAGAGCGTTCCGTAGGTTCACAGATTCGTGGACTACACCCTCAAGAAATAGTAATTGATGACCCTTTGAAAGAGTTTAGTATGACAGGTATTCAAAAGGTTACAGATTGGTTTTATGGTGACATGATACCTACACTGCATCACACTGCGTCATTGAGAGTTATTGGTACTCCATTTAGTTACACAGATATTTACCAACAGTTAGCAGAAAATGAGGCTTATACGGTCAGAACATATCCATGTCTCAATTCTTTGAATGAACCCTTATGGCCGGATAGATGGAATTACGATGCGTTGATGGCTCGTAAAGCAGAAGTAGGTTCATTGATGTTCACAAGAGAATACATGTGTGTACCTATTTCAACAGGTACTTCTTTATTCAATCCTGATTATTTAGAGAGGGCCAAAGATAAGGATTATGTTTTGAAACCACAAAGGCGTGAAGGCTTCAAGTATTATGTAGGGGTTGACCCTGCTATTTCAACTGATGGAGATTACAATGTAATTACTGTATTAGAAGTTGATGAACATGACAATAAAACAGTAGTATTTGTTGACCGTTCTAAGAATGTTGAGTTTAGAGAGAACATAGAAAAGGTTCGTCTAATAGGAAAGATGTTCCATCCTGAAGTAGTATTGTTTGAGACAAACACCTTCGCTAAATCATTTACACAAGAATTGAGGAATGTATCTGATTTGAATGTTCATGACTTTAACACTACTAGAAAAAGAAAGGAAGAGATTATTCTAAGTTTGCAGATGAATTTTGAGAATGAAAAGATTAGACTACCTTATGGTAATGAAGAGAGCCGAAGAGTATCAATGATTCTTTTAGAAGAATTGTCAATGTTTGCTATTACAGACAAAGGGAAGTTTGAGGGAATTGGAGCGCATGACGATATGGTTATGAGTTTAGCCCTTGCTAATGCGGCTACCCATACTATGAGTGAAACATTCATACTGTTAGATGACTTGGGTTTATTTGAGCCGGTTAAGACTAACCGTTATCAACCCACTAGCGGCGTTATAGGAATGAATTTTTGAGGTGGTTATGTGACAACGGCAGAAGAATACGACGAAGCCTCTGAAAGAATGAAGCGTTTAGCGGAGTTAGAGAGAGAAAAGCAAGAAGAATTGTCAGAAGTTCAAAATGATTTAAGCACTAAATTGACAGGAGTTTCTGATTATGTCATGTCTGATTATGAAGCAGTAAATAATCTATCCAAGAATCTAAATATTAATGCTACTGATGCTAGGAAACAACTATCCACATTCCCTTCTGAATATATTGTTGATGGTCAAAATATCCCAGACCTAGTAAGAAAAATGCGTAAAGCAAGAAGGAAACTAAAAGGAGATTCTAGAATAAGAATGTCTGAAACTATTGATACAGTTATTGATGGATATGCAGACCACATACACAAGTGTATTGATTCTATTTATTGGATTACTCCATATAAGATTCCTCTCTTGAAAATGAGATTCAACGAAAAAGATTTATCTAAATTAAATAAGATTTCAGAAGTTAAAGAAAGAAGAAACATAGTTGATTCTCTTTGTAAATTATGGGAAATAGATTTAAAGAAAACAGATATGGCTTTTGGTTCTAACTACGCTAAATTAGAAAAAGAATCTAGATTAGCCAAAAAGGAATTTAGAGAAGAGTTAAAGAAAATTAGCGACCAATCTTTAATTAAATCTAAAAAGGAGAAGTCCTTAGATTTTATTTTAAAATCAATATGCGAAAATCCCGGAATTGGTCTTGGAACTATTCATGACCAAATGCCAAACAATTTACATAAAGCCAATTCAACTAATACTATTTCTAAAATGATTAAGAAATTAGAAGTAGGTAGTATAGATGGTGCTTATTATAAATTACCTAATGAATTAAAAAAGAATGTTTGGGCTTACACTGCTGCATTTATTGATTCAGACGGTTATATTACTATGGATAGAAACCATAATCCGAGAGTAGGGTTGATTGCTACTGGAGAAAGAGGTAAGGTGTTCATGAATGAAATGCACAAGTCTATTGGGTTTGGTAAATTACATTTAGACCAAAAATCCCCTCAAGATACACGACCTGTTAATCGCTTAAACTTTTATTCACAGGCAGATGTAGTCAATCTATTAACTAAATGCTTACCGCATTTCAGACTAAAGAAAGGTAATGCTGAATTATTATTAGAATTAATTCGTATGAAAAAGTCGCACAAGAAGGCCGATTGGTATAAATCTAGATGTGATGAGATATTCAAGTTAATGAAATGGGAGAACCATAAAGACCATGTTGGTTTTGATTTTGCTAAAGAAGGAATATATGTTGATGATATTTCTAAGTTACAAGGTAACTGTAAGATGTCTGCTATGGATGAGTTAGAAGGTATTGGAGGTATGATAGTATGAGTTGGAAAGATATTCTTAAAGTAAAGGCTACCGCTACTCACAATAGCAAAGGCGAAAAGAAAGACCAATGCGCTTTAAATGCCGATGAATCATATGGATTAAAAGGTTCAGCGTATAAATCAGGATATATGACCCGTTGCCGTCAAGGAAAACTAAAGAAAGGCGGAGATAATTTCAAAAGGGAAAAAGAATCGGGATTACACGGTTGGTTTTCAAGAAGAGGCGGGGATGGACAAAAGGGTTGGGTTTCCTGTCAATCATGTGAAAATGATAATGAAGAGACAAAACCTTGTGGAAGACAAGATGCTTCTAAAGGAACTAAACAAAGATGTAGGCCAACTTGTTCTGCATGTGAAACATATAAAAGGAGAAGGGGATGATGTGGGAAGATATTCTAAAAAAGAAACCTAAGAGTGCTAGGTCAAGAGCCTTAGAGAGAGCCAAAAAGAAAGGGCTTAAAGGATTAAATAGACCACAGCGATTAAAAGACAGTTCAGGAAAATCACATCATGTAATGGCCTTTGAAGGTAAGAAAGCCAAGTACATTAAATTCGGTCAAGCAGGTGTAAAAACAAATCAAACTGCTGGACAAAGAAAAGCATTCAAATCTAGACACGCAAAGAACATAAAGCGTGGTAAAATGTCTGCTGCTTATTGGGCTGATAAGGTGAAGTGGAGTCCTAAGAAAACTAAAGAAAAGAAGAATAAGAAATGGCGGAAGGGCAGTTGAATGTGGGAAGATATATTAAAGGCTGATTTTGTGGTAAAAACCAATTGGCCTGAAGCGGATTTTTGGCTACAAAAAAGAGGTTCTGAACAGAATGTCGGAAAGCCTATGAGAAAGTTTAGCAAGGTTCAAGGTCAATATAACATAGGAATTAAAGTTCCGAAAGGAATGAATAAAGAATATGTATATGCACAATTAGCAGCACTATTTAGAAAAGGATATTGGCAAACACATTCTTACGGTACTCTTAATTTACAGCATATTAGAGTCGATGATGTAAAGAAGATACTACAATCTTTTGAAAATAAAGAAGACTATACAGACGCTACATCAGATAAGATAGAAAAAATATATGATAAGTGGCTAAATGATTCTAAGTTGATTAGTCAATTACTTATGTCAAGTAACTCTCTAATTAGAGAAGGTCGGGAAATTAAAAGGTTCTTAGGGAAAATGGAGGACATGAGATGAAGTATTGCGGTAAATGTTATACTGCCGATATTGGGGTTTATCCCTTCGGTTATTGTCAAGTTTGTTGGGTCAAGGCAGGTAGTCCTAAGACCATGAAGATGAAAGCATTGATAAGAGAGGCGAATCCTCCAAATATTTAGGGGTGTAGTTATGGCTGAAAAGAAGCGACGGTTCTCGTTCACTAACCTGTTTAGGCGTTCAACTCCTAAACCTGCGGATAGGCAGATATTCAATATGGGTATTCAGGAAAGACAGAATAACTACATGATGACGGCCCCTATCATTTATTCTATGGTTCAGCAATCAGTTATTGTCCGAACATGTATTACTCAATTAAAACAAGAAGTTTATAGAAGAGGTTATGTTTGGGAAAAAGCATTTGATTCTATTTGTAAACAATGCGGTAAAAAACACCAAAGACCTGTATCTGAATGTTCTAGATGTAAAAGCACTGATTTGAAAAAACCAGATGTAAAACAATTAGAGTATGCAGAAAGGTTCTTAGAAGGATATGTCAATCCTTCTGAACAATTATTTATTGATGTTCTAAAAGAATTAGAGGATGATTTGAATACAATGGATGATGCCTACATTGTCTTAGTTAAAGAATATTTCCTAGACGGTAATGGTAAAATAAGAATGCACCGCATAAAAGAAATCTTTAGAGGCGACCCTGTTACTATGTTTATTTATGCAGACGAAGAAGGTGTAAAGGGTACAAAAGGATTCACATGTATTAATCATAGGACTATATTAGATACTGAACCGCATCATACTTGTGAAGAATGTAATGGTAAACTATATCCTGTTCATTATGTTAACAGAGCGAATGGGGAAGACCAATACTTCTTAGAAGGCGAGGTGTTACACTTTAGTAAATACAGCCCTAGTAGGCTGTACGGTTTTTCTCCTGTAATTACATTATACAATCATATTATGACTCTAATTGCTATGGAGAATTATGTTAATTCAGCCTATACTAAGAGCAGAATGCCTAGAGGATTATTGGCAGTACAGACTCGTAACATGGATTCAATGAGAGCCTTTTGGCGTGGTGTAAAAGAGAAGATGGAATCAGACCCTCACTTTATTCCTGTTATGGGTGTTGAATCAGATAGTGGCGGTAAGGGTGCTGTTGAATGGATTAAGTTTATGGATAGTCTAAAAGAAATGGATTACATGTCTGTAAAGGATGATTTAAGAGATAGGATTTCAGCATTCTATGGAGTAAGTAAAGTATTCATGGCAGACAATACCACTAGTGGTGGATTGAATAATGAAGGTATGCAGATTCTTGTTACTAATCGTGCAGTACAAATGGCACAGAATGTGTATAATAATTATGTATTTCCTTATCTAATCAAACAGTTCGGTATTACTGATTGGGAATTAAAACTCCCACCATCAGAAGAAGAAGACGAAATAGCAGTACTTCGTAAAAGAGAATTAGAAGTTAGTATTGCGGCTGCTATTAAAAATCTAGGATTTGAAGTTGACATGGATGAAGACGGTCAATTTACTTATGACAAACCTGAACCTACGAAACAGCCGCAAGAAGGAGAAGAAGGGCAGAAAGGAAGTAAAGACCCCTTAGCCGGTTCTAATTTAGACCAAAGAGACTTAGACGAAAGTATGCGAGTAATGGCAGAAGGCGGAAGTAAACCACAAGAAAATCCAGCGACAACTAGAAATAAACCTAGTGTTGAGACAGGGCCAGATAAGCGTCTAACCGGATTACCCGAAGATGCCGGAAATCAGAATGTTGATTCAAGAACAGAAAGAAGAGTTGGTTAATATGACTTGGGAAAATATATTGAAAATTGAAAAGTTTAGGAATCCTTTCAAACAACAAAAGAAGGGAAGAGAAAAAATGCCTATGGAACTTTTTCAACGAAGGCATAGATTAAGTCCCGAAGTCATGAAAGAAGTTAGACAAAAAATACAACCATTAACCAATTTATACAAGCAAAAGGTTACTGAATTTGAGGCTAATGAAGAAAGTACGCTTTGGATAATTTCTAAACATTTGACGGGCAGACAATCAAGAAATCCTGATGCTGATGCTATTAATACCATAGATGAAATTATTAGAAATTTAACAGATAACATAAATAGAAGAAGGTGATTAAATGTCAGAAGATTTGAAACAAAAAGAAATGAGATTAAAGAAAGAATTAGCAAAGGTTAGGAGTCAAAATGCGGCAGACAGTCGTAAAGCGACTCCTAGTAGGGATTTCTCCGTTGGAGGATTACCGCCGGACACATCGCATAAGTCTATTAATGCGTCTAATGATGTTCCCGATGTAGTATTACTACCCTCTAAGAGAAGAGGAAAGAAAGAAAATGTTCCTTTTTGATGTGATTATATGTTATGGGAAGCAGTGCTAGTAGGGCGTGAAAATGACCCTTCCTTTTTATTGAAGGCACTAGTTAATGACATAGAAAAGAGATACGAAGGAAAAAGAACCAAGCAACCAAGACCTAATCCATATATAGATAATGATGGTAAGCCTATTGATAAAGTAAAGGCTAAGGCTTGGGAAAATATACCAAGAAGTTTTGCTTTAGAAGGCCCGAATAAAAAAATGTCAATAGAAGATGCATACATTACTGTTTTAGCAGAAGCGGCTAAAACTCAAATGGGAACAGGCTCTAAAGGACAACCTAAATCCGATAGCGATGAAGTGTATCGGCTATTTTATCAAGAACAAAGAAAAAGAATACAAGATTATTATAAAAAACTTATTAGTAATCAAAAGAATAAAAAGTACACTTTATCTGAATTAAATAAAGAATGGATAGAAGAAAACAGATATTGGAATCCTAAAGATTCATCAATAGATGAGTCTAAAAAGAAAATATTTACTGATTTAGGAATACCTATTGAAATTAATTGGAAAACAGGATATGACAGACCCGCATCTGGTTTTGAAGATAAATTTTTTGGAAGCAACGAAGGTCTAGAACTTAAACTAAAAGAACTTAATCAGCAGTTAGAAAAAGAAGAGAAAAAAACTGACGAGGATTTAGATAATATATCCTTTGATTGGCAAACTAAAGAGGAAGCCATTAAAGGGAATAAAAAGTTTATTGAATATTTAAAAGACGAAATACAGGTAATAGAAGGAAGAATACAAGAAGGTAAAAAAAATCAATTAAGTAATAAAGAATTATTTTCTATGTATGGAGGAAAGGCCAAGTTCCAAAAGAAAATAAACGATAGTTATATTTCTGCTATCAAACTATTAGAACAAGAAGATTTGAAATTGTTTGATGAAAATTATAAGAAGATGCAAACTAAAATAGATAAGGATATATCTTATGCTATTAAAAACATAAAGCCATCTCCTGATATGAAAGATAATATTACTTTCGGAGAAGTATATAGTAATATAGAAGGCTCAAGTGAATTGTCTGAATTAAAAGAACTTCTTAAAGATGATGAAATGAAACAATACTTAGAACTTCTATCAGATAAATACTCTCTTCCTAAGAAATGGGATGAGATGTCTGATAAGGAACAAAATGCTTGGGAATTAGATAATAAAAGAAAGTTTCAAAGTAACTACCAAAGATTATTAAAAACCCTATATGCTCTAAAAAACAAATATTCTGCTGATGCGTCTACTTCAAATAAGGTTTCAAAGGTGGAAGCGGTCATTAAAACTCTTAATGATAGATTTAGTATGAAATCATGGGAAGATGGTAGAAAAGAAGCAGAAGAAATGAAAAGAGAAAGCGGCACATCTTTGAGAAGAGATTCTAAAGATTCTGACTTCGGCCCTAATAAATTAAAAAGACCAAAACCTAAAAAATGGAAAACTATGTCATTTAAAGAACAACAGGAATGGTATTCAAAAAATACAATTAAAAATCCTAGTAGAAAAGCAGCAGAAGAATCTGACATGCAGAATATATATGAAGTGATATTTAACGACAAAGAACCTTTAGATAAATTAGTTAAGAATAAAAAAATAAAAGCACTATTACCTAGTAAAGAAGTTGATGTTACGAAGCCTACTAGGGAAATGTGGTCTAATCTATTAACTAAACTAGAAGCATTTAGTAAGTCTAAAAACCCTGAAAGTCAATTTAATAAGTTAATCTTATCTAATGAATTATATCTTATTGATGTAATTAACTTAATGCAAACTAGAAGAAATAATGTATATCCTAAATATACTAAATTGACAGGTAAGAAACTAGTTATGCAAAAGCCTCCTAAAAAGAAAAAGGAAGTTTCGATAGGGGGGAAAAAGACTAGTCAGTTAAGTGTAGGAAATCGCCCACCTAAACCTAAAAAGGCAATAGAAGATGACCCTAATCCAGAATATTTTGATACTTCCGAAACAGTACCTAAAGACCCAAGAACAGCAAGTGAAAGAGCATGGGATGAAAAGCACTTTAGAAGGGTGAAGAAAGCCGAAGATGACGAAAAACCTTTACCTAAAATTGGTAGCAATAAAGCGGCTATGGAAGCAAGAGAAAAGAAATATGCAAAAATGTATAGAGAAGCGATTACGGCTAACTATGCTAAATTAAAGGCAGATATGAATAAAGTAAATTCTGATGATTTAGATAAGTACTTCAGTAAAACAAAAAGTGTTATGGATTCTGATTTATTTCATTGGATTGATAAAACTAACAAAGGAATAACTATGAGAGTTATTCCCTATGGAGAAGGAGATAAAGATTACTCCACCATTAGAAAAGATGTTCTTGATATAATGAAAATATTAGATAAAGATATGGAATACGATGGTTCTGAAATGAAAGTATTAGATGTTCTTAATGTTCTTGGAAGAAAAGTATATAAAAAGAAAGCAGGTTCTATTGTTTCAGACAAGAGAAGAGATGTTTCTGCTAAATTAAAAACCATAGGTGAAGAAACAGTCAGAGCAGTTATGGCTAAAGATAGTAACGATTTCAAAATACCTAGATTGTTTAAATTAAAATTAAAACAAAACAATCTTAAACTTAAAAAGGAGTTTTATAATATATTTACTGCCACACCAACGCCTAATAAAACTACAAAGGTTGAGACTATGAGAATGGTTGAAGGTACTGAAGAAAAAATAAACGAATTAACTGAAATAGAAAAGATAATATTATCTAGATGGAAACTAGTTTCTGATGCCGTAGTTGAATTATCAAAACCAGAAATAAAAGCCAGAGAAGAATCTTTTAAGAGAAAACAGTACGCTCAAGCACTAAGGTATATTTTAGACTTTGAAGAAGCAATTGAATCCGCTAGAAAACCTATGGATATAATGGAACAAGAAGTTATAGTGCTATCAGAACGACTACAAAAAGACCCTGTAAAATTCCTTTTGCCTTCGGGAGAAAGTTCTACAATTGAAGCGAATAAAGAAAGAATCGAAAGCGAGGTTCAAAGAGTTCTTAGACTACTAAAAAGGAAACAGTCTTACATAGATAGAGTACAAAAAGAAATAGATAAATGGCAAAGCCTTGCTGATAAAATAGAAAAAGATTTGGAGGAATAAAAATGACATGGAATTACTATAATAATGAAGAAGAATTTATACTTAAAGAAAAGAAAACACCCGACAAAACTATTCTTAATAGTTTAGATAAGAAGCAGACTAAGAAGTTGAAGAAGACACTGCAAGCGGCAGAACCTACTGAATTTTTTGGTCAAGACTTTACTAAGATGGGTGACTTAATTGATGTGCTTAAAGATTTAGACCTTACAAAGTCAGATAAGAAACTAAATAAACGCATGAAGAGTATGGATGAGCGCAACCTTGACATAGTGGCAACCGCTACCAAACTCCGTAAGGACTACGAAACCCTGTACCGGCAATTACGGGAAATGGTTTATCCAAAGAAAAAAGGTGACAAAGATGAGTGAAAGTGAAGATGTATTGGCTATTCTAAAGGCTTTAACCGAAAAAATTGAACAGTTGGAAAAGACAGTCTATCATCAAGATAACCTTTTGATGAAGTCAGGTTTTGTAGTAGCAACAAGTCCAAGTCCAAAAATGAATAATTCAGCAGCCGCAACTTCAGGTATTGGAGATGTTTCTAATATGGAATGGTCTGATATTCATAAGATGGTCGAAAAGATAGGTGGTCAATAATGCCAGAAAGAGTAACTAAAGAAGAAAGAACAGTTAGCCTTGCTATTGAAAAGGCTAGGAAAGCAAAGGAATTACTTCAACAAGAAAGCACTCATGAAAGATTGCCTCTTGAAGATGAATTGGTAGTTGAGAAAATTACACGGCCAAAGGCTGAAAATGTAAAGATGATGAATCAAACAGACCAAAAAGAAGGATATGGTCTTGCTGGTGAAACTATTGAACATAAGATTAAGAAGGCAAAAGAATTGTTAGAAGAACGGTGATTATATGCCAGCATCCGGCCTTCTATTTGAGAAGGGTAAAGCCTCTAATAAAATATTAAGACTCTTTGAAAGAGTTAGAGTAGCGTATCTTTCTGCACGAACAGACCCCAAAGAATATGGGTCAAAGTGGCATAGTGCAGTGGAATACATTAGAGATGAATACGATGATTCAAAAGAGTTTGGAGAAGAATTAAAGAATTTCATCAATGATAAAGACTTAGAGCATGAAGATGCTAAGGATGCAACTACTACTACTGCCGAAAAGATATACGAATCTGTAAAGAATCTAAGGTACTCTTCTGACCAAGTTAGTGACCCTTTCTCTAAAAACTTCAAAGGTAATGTCCTTGAAGAATTACTTGATAATCCTGAATCAATGGTTAAATTTGTGCATTATGCCATGCGTTCAGACAATAAAGCACTTAAACCATCCATTTACAGCGTTAAAGACATGGAACCTGACACAATTACAGAGGGTCTTATGGGACTTGACCTAGAGGTTGATGATATAGCCCTCTATATTATAGAGCATTATGGGGATGGAAAAGACTCAAAGAAGGTTGAAAAGAAAGTTAAGGCTGCTATGGCTATGTTAGAATTATTATTCTTTTCTAAACATGATGAAGAAGATTGGGATGAATTGAAAGATATTGATATGGAAACTGACACTCCTAAGAAAATGATAACAAAGTCTGAAACTGAAAAAGGAAAGACAGATTTCATTACTCCTAATAAGCCAATGTATAGAATCTTTGAGATAGATGATATGAAAGAACTGAAAGGATTTAGTGGCGAGTATATTGTTCAAGAAAAGTATGACGGTATGAGAATACAAATTCATAAGATAGATAATAAAATTAAAATCTATTCATATAATGAAAAAGATATTACTAGTAAATGTAAAGAACAGGTCGAAGAATTAGAAAAGAAACACTTTGGGGATTGTATTCTGGATGGGGTTCTATTATTATTTGATGGCGAAAAACCCTTACCTAGAGCAAGAGTTATTTCTCAAGTCTTTAGTGACAAAAATTCTGACCTTAAACTAAAGGCTCATATGTTTGATATTATTAGACATAATGAAAAAACTATTGCTGACGAACCTTTGAATGATAGATTAAATGTCATGTTTAATAATTATTCAGTTCACTCAAGCGAATATCTAAACTTCCCTTCCAAAAAAGATACTCGTTTAGCCGACTCAATAGAAGATGTTGAAAAGTATGCTAAAGAAATAATGGACATGCCAGCAGCAGAAGGAGTAGTAATTAAAGACGCTACTTCTACTTATTACATAGGCACACGCAAGAATCCTAAATGGATTAAATGGAAGAGTTTTGTTGATTTAGATTTAATAGTATTAGATAAGAAAAAGAAAGGAAACTCTTATTCTTATGTTTTAGGTGCTGGCCCAACAGAAGGTGAAGGCAAGGAGTATGAAACGATAGAGGGTAATACCTACATGAATGTAGGTAATGCAATTAATACTAAAATTGAAGCAGATGTCGGTTCTATCATTAGAGTTAAAATAGACCAAGTTAAAAAGACAGGTGATAAATATTCAGTTTATTCTGCTAAAGTAATAGAATTACCGGAAGTAGGGATGCCCGATAAATTAGTTACTTTAGAGTTACTGTCCAAAGATAATAAAAAAGAATTAAACTACGATGTTAAGGCATTGGAAAAAGGAATAGTAATTACTGATTATATTCACGGAGAAGCGTCTATTATAATTAAAGGTGACATGGATGGATTTACTATCTATGGATTTGATGAACATAATTTAATGGCTAAGAATGCTATGCTAGATTTAGATGTTTGGAAAACTCAAGCCGAAGAAATAATGAAAACTAAGCAATCCAAATTAACAGTAGCGGCATTTAATCATATGAAAGACAAAGGCCCAAAAACTCCTAAAGAATTGCATAATTATTTAGTAAAGACTCACTCTTCCCTTTATGAAGATATTTTAGATAGTAAATTGACAAGAGTAAAGGATTGGATGGAACATAGGGATGGTATATCTTATGACGAAAAGACAAAAAAATTGTTTTCTGACCCCGATAAGATAATGCAAGAAACAAATATACTCAAGCAGTATAAAACACCTAAAGAATATCAAAATGGAAAATTTAAATTATATCTAAGAGAAGATGAAAATTTAAACCTAGTAATTAAATTAAAAGATGAAACTTTGAATTGGTTGATAGACTTAGAAAAAGACGATGATATATTCAAATTGTTTGGTAAAGCCAATAAATACCCTGCCCAAGTAGCGCAGAACATATCTAAGAAGAAAATCATTGATTCTGGTAAAATAGGACTTGGTGTTCAGAAAAACGGCTATCATGAATACTTCCTAAAAGGAAATAAGTTTGAAACTAAATTACACCTTAGAGTGCTAGAAGCAGAGGGTAAAACAATGTGGTTAGCATGGACTGGATATAAGCAGAAGCCAGCAGACAAAGAAGGTGATGCTGGTTTATGGAATATTTACGAAGATAGGTATAGAAAAATAGGACTTCCTGAATAATGAACCGATTCTTTAATATAGTCATTGAAATTACAAGAGGTTGAAGACTATGAGCATTAGTGTCATGGCATCTAGGAATAATGATTTCAGGATTCTTAAAAGCGATGAATTAATGATTGGTGGTTATGCAAGCATCGAAGTTGTAGATAAACAAAACGATTTAATTACACTAGAAGCATTAAATACCGCAGTTAAAAAGTTTATGGATGATAAGAAATTCAGAAATGTAATGACAAATCATTCTAATGTTCAAGTTGGTGAAGTAATAGACTCTTATCGAGATAAAAGTGGAAAACTATGGAAATCAGAAGTTGATGATGTAGGATTTTTTGTAGTAATTAAATTAAGAGATGATATTGAAAAAGCCAAAGAAGTTGGAAGAGGTATTCGTAAAGGAACATTAAGGTCTTTTAGTATCGGTGGACAAGCATTACAAAAGGTAAAGAAAAGTCACGGTGAATTAGGCGAATACAACGAAATTAGTAAATTAGAACTCCATGAGGTAACAATCTGTGAAAAAGGAATTAACCCCGAAGCAAAGTTTGATATTTTAAAAAGAGATAAAGGAGATGAAAAAATGAGTGATAAACTTGAGAAAGCATTGAATGAGTTGGATATACTTCTAAAAGAAGTTGAAGAACTTAAGGGCGACGAAGAGGAAATGGCTGAATACGCTGAATCCGACTCTGATGAAAACATGGAAATGGCAGATGAAGAAGAAATGGCAGATTCGGAAGAAATGGCAGATGAAGAAGAGAACATGGGTGGAACACACCCTGCTTACGATGATTCAGCCGATAAAGCATACCTTCGTACTCTTGATGGAGCAGGTAATCAAATTGGAGAACCAGCAGACCGTATAGTAATTAACAACGGAAAGCCTACTTCAACTGATATGCCGGTAGTTAAGGCATTTAGCAACGGAGAGTTTGATACTCTAAACCTTTCTAATTCTAACATTGAAAAGGCATACGAAGCATTCCGTCAAGAACAACTTGAATCACTTGCATACGATAACCTACGAAAGTCTTTTGAAACTCGCTTTGCGTCTGAAAAGGCAAGCCGTGAGAATGTCCTAGCAAAGTCTCAATATGACGCACAGGCTGAAATTGCTTCCATGAAGCAAGAGTTTAGCGACCTACGCAAGTCTCTTACTGCTGAAAAGGATTCTATCATTAAAGCACAAGAAGAGTCAGTAATTAAGATGCCAAGTATTGATGAAATTTCATCAATGGATTGGTCAGATATTCACAAGATGGTGAACAACAGATAAGGTGATTAACATGACAGGATATATTAACACAATAGCAGATTTAGAAGCACAAACATATGGAATGAATCTTCCAGCCGGTAATGCCTTGCTAAAGCAAGCAGGTATGGTTGGTGGAATACACACAGGACATGACGGTTCTCCGTCATTTAGCGGTTCAGCCGTTTCTGATGTATCAGCACTATACAATGTAGTTTATGGACAAAAGGTTTGGTCTATGCTAAACCGTGAAGTTAACGCATTGTCTATGATTTCAAAGCGACCTTACACTTCAAGTGGATGGAGAGTACTAAAGAGCAGACCTGCGGGTGGTGCTGGTAATCTCTTTACAGTTGATAAAGCAGATACAGATTTAACATTGGGAGAATTGGGTTCAGACACTCCAAGAGCAGATGCTATTGGTGGTGTTCCAGAAAACGCAGGGCTTTCTTCTGCGGCAGATGGATTGGGACCAATTGCACCAACTTATGCTCAATTGAACATGAGTCCTAAAGTAGTTGCTCATCAATTTGATTTCAGCGAGTTGGCTATGGAAATGGCACAAATTGACGATGGAATTGGCGATATTAGAGCGCAAATGCGTGAAGATATGGGTAAGCACCATGCAGAAGTACAGAACAAGATGCTTGTTATGCCACTACAATTTTATGGTGAAGCAACACTATTGCCTAACATTGGTAACAACTATACTTCTTTGCTAAAGGTAATTACTTCAAAGGCTGAATTAGACCTATTGGATGCTCAATCTGCACTAATGACAGATGGTGCTACTGCAACAAATGTAAGTCACATTTACGGTACAAACCGTGATTCGGCTTCATTCCTTGATTCAGAAGTCGATGCAGGTACTTCCTATGCAGCAACAGATGTTAGGTCACTAACTCTTACTTTGCTAAATAACATGGTTCGTAACTTGAGACTTGCTGGTGGTTCACCAAAGGTTATTCTAACTGGATATGATACTATTCAAGCAATTGCAGACCTATTGCAAAGCCAAGAAAGATTCATGGATAGAAAGGAAATTGTACCAACAGTTAACGGTGTTCGTGGAACAAAGGGTCAAGAAGTCGGATTTAGAGTAGCAACATACTACGACATTCCACTAATCCCTGTAAAGGACATGACACAAACTGGACTTGCTTCAACTAAACTATCTGACCTATTATTCCTTGATACAGACCATCTATGGTTGTCTGTTATGAAGCCAACTCAATACTTTGAGGATGGAATCGCTAATGGAAACCCATTCGGAGTAGGAACACTTGGAAACCGAGCATTGTACCGTACTATCGGTGAAGTAGGATGTTCTTTCTTCAAGGGTCAAGGTAAAATAACTAACATACAGTGAGATAAAGGAGAGGATGAAAAATGGCATTTGCAACAGTAATAAACTTAGAAATGAATTTAGAAGGAAATAGAAGAGTAGTTTGTGGACAAACTACTTCTGATAGCACAGATGGAAATATTGAAACAGGGCTTTCAAGCGTTGATTCTCTAGTATTTACCCATAAGGGTTCTGCTGAAGAAGCGGCATCGGCAGTAATTAATGCTGATTTGCCACTTGCAAGCGGTGATGTAGCAATACATTGTGTTAGCGGTGATGTAGTCTATTTCATGGCAATCGGACAGTGAGGTGTTTTAATTGGCACAAGCACATACAACGGTACTATTAGCAGACCACAAAGGTATTGCTAGACCTAAAGTTAGCGGAGATGAATATGTAGTTGATGCATTAGTTGATGTAACTTCTGTAGTAGAAGCAGGTTCAATTATACCTGCTAGTGACTTTGGATTGTCAACAATCCATTGTGCAACAATAACCGGATTTGATGGGGCTAACGCAGTACAACCGCAGATAGAATGCTCAGATGTTGGGGCTTATGAATCAAGCACTTCTATTGCTCTAATGTTCACTTCACTTGATGGAACAAACGCTACCGTTGCTGCTGATGCAAACGGTGGCTCTGTTAGACTTAGAGTTTGGGGCAACCTTTGAGGTGATTAGGTGGTTAAAGTTAAGTTAACTCCTAATTCAACAATTGGGCTGCTAAACATAACACCTGACTCACTAATCACAAGAGAAAAAGAAGCAGAAGTTAGCGTTGTCTTTGCAATTAATTGCATTGGCGACCCTAACTATCTGTTTACTTTCTCTGAAGATGACCGTTTAGAATTGGAAAACGCTAATAGTCAACTATTAGACAGTGCTTCAATAGGTTTAGGTATAGAAAATCTATCGGCTAAAATGCTGACTGATACTCTTTTACCACCTAAAGTAGTACCTAAAAAGCGTTCACTACCAAAGACGACTAAGAAGGAATCCGCTAAGGCTTCCTCTAAGTCCTCTCTTGTGTGATTTTAACCGGCAGTGTTAATAGAGAGGCGTAGCCTCCCTAAAACAGAAGGTGATGATATGGCATTTGGGTGCAGGTCTAGCGGCGTATTAGGCGCAAGTAAATTAATTGTGACAGGTAAGACAAAGTTAGTTAGCATACATGCGGCTCTTTTTGTTACTGGCGGTAACGCAGTTACGATTAATGTATATGACGGTACGGACAATTCTGGCACTAAGGTAGCCATGATTTCTCATTCAACTAATGGATATTATAATCTAGAATATGATATGCATGGAGTTTTGTGCAACACAGGACTATTCTTAGAAGTCGCTGAAGCCGGTTCATCTACGGTTAATGTTTCAATAGAATTTGCTTGAGGTGTTTAATATGGCAGTAATGAATCAAGATACTAGGCTAGTAATGACGATTTTATTTGTTGGCACTGTTAGTGGAGCAAATGTTTATTTTTATGCTTCTTACGGTTCTAACTTCCCATACACTCAATTATCCCACGCAGTTTTGTTTGGATTAATTACAGTGGGTGGAATTATGGTTCTTAAAGCAGTGTTTGACTTAGCCCTAAATGATAAGATTGAAATTCGATTATTGGATAGACGAATAGCGGCTTATTGGGAACGAAAAAAGCGTGATGAGCAACAAAGACAAAGACTCCAAGATACTATGAAACAGTATCAAACCACATTTAATACACCAGTACCATTGACACCTGCGTATGAATCTGAAAATACGGTATCGAACCAATTTTTAGCAGAATTACAATGAGGTGATTAAGTGGTATTTGGCGACATAATGGGTTTTAGTGAATCCGATTATGTGTATAATCAGAGCAGAGCGCATTCTGCTGATATGTTTTTTGTTAAGGCTAGATTTTTCTTTTGGGGTCTTTGTGCCACTATGTCTAGTTTTTTTATAGGAAATATCATGGGTGTTTTTGACATCAATGTTATGGGTTGGATTTTAGATAATTTATGGCACTCTTGGGAGATATAATATGTCAATGATAGCGGGATTTGCCGTAGTAGTTACGGAAGCCTGTATTGCATTTTGGAAGAGAGTACACGCAATTAACTTTGGGGTGTATGGTGCTACAATGGTTGGAAAAACAACATTAAGTTATCAAATGAGAACAAGGGGAGAAGTACAAACCATTCAAGAAAGAACAGTAGGACTACATAGACCTACTAGAAAGGTTATTAAATTAGAAGGAGATGTGCATACTATTAGAAGTTCTGATATAGGGGGAGAAGCGATATATTGGAAAGAATGGGCTAAAGATATGCAAGTTAGAAAGCCTAAATATATTATTTTTATGATAGACCACAGGCATTTAGATAGTCCAGCCAATTTAGACCACCAAGTAGCATGGAAGTTTTTAGTTGATATTGTATTAAGTGATAGATGGCCTAGTGGAAAAAAGAAAAAAGATAAAGATTATCCTATGGCAATTGGTATTTGGGCTAATAAATATGATGTTTGGGGAGAAAAATATAAATCTCAAAGGGAAATAGA